TCTCCGTATGGGTCATCGGAATGTATTACATTAAACTTCGTATGGATAAATTCATACGATGAATAAATTTCGGGGGGTCACACCCCCGTTTTTTTAAGCCTTGAATTAATAAAGTCTGTGGACTTTGTACTGTAGAGATTCTTTCTCTTAAACTCTTTGATAAATGCAGATACAAAAGCACCATTCAATATGTAGATCTCTCTTTTCTTTTCGTTCATTGCTAACTCGTGGTCAATAGCAGTGACCCCTTTGGATACACTAGAACCAAGAACAGTGACGTTATTTGTGCCATCATAGTAAGTGAATGGACTATCGTAGAACTTCTTCGATACTTTCAGTCCACCTTCCAATGCTATCACAGGAAGTTTTTTACTGGATAGATCACCAACTAGGTTAGATCCAGACTTCACCTCTTCTGTCTCGTAGTATAAAATCTCCGAGTAAGGATCATTATACTTCTGTTCGGCAAACTTTCTTACCGCATTGTCTGACATGGGCCAGTCAGTTAATGGGTTGATAATATTATTTGTGATGACAATAATCCAATCGTAAGATGATCTGTTGTAGAATTTTTCGGCTACGTTATCGATACGTTCTCCATCTAGGATTGCGTACTTTGTGTAGTACAATGCATAGTCATACACGTCAGGATTAAGTTCAAATCTCCTGAAGAAATTCTTTGCAGTAACAAAATCCGATTGAGTGAAAGGATACTGTACTGGTTTGATATCATACTTGACATCAGGAATGTAATTAAACATTGGCATCAGTAAGAAGCTCCTTGGATGTTGATTTCTTGTGCGTAGATGAGCTTGGTTTCTTTAAATGTCACTGCTATCTCGGTTGCAATTGGCGCACCATTGTCTAGAGGTGACCATGCACCATCAGGAGTGTAGTTAACATCTACTTGAGTGATAGCACATGGTTTGTATTGTGGTACATATACATTCAATTGACTGCCAGTCATGAATGATACCTGAACAATTTTAGGTACAGTAATGAATCCCCCAGCGTGGGTTGCTCCACCAATAACAGAACCACCAAAACCAGCATGTAATGCTTTCTTGAATTGATAGCAAATTTTTTTAATTGCTATTGATTCATCTTTATTTCTTGCTTGCATCTTGAATCTTAATTGAAACCCCCTTAACTCTGGAGATTCATACATCATCTCTACGTTTGGGTTAACGATAGTACCACTAACACCACCCATCAATTGTGATAAACTTACACTAGTTTTAAGACCTGAATTCAGTGCATCAACAGTAGCTTTATAAGTTGCTGTTTTTAAACCAGTAGAAATGGCACTGATACTATCTCCTAATGAACCAAGATTTGGGAGACCAGTTCTACCCATTGTCCTTGCGAGAGCTTGGAAAGTAGCACCGAAGGACGCACCACCCCAGTTTGCACCATACTGTCCCTGAATATCTTGGGGCATGTACATGAAAATTGGAGTAAATCCGTCTGCTTTTACCAAATTTGCTTGCTGAACAGATGCATTATAAGCACCGTAAACCTGTCCTACGCCAATAAATTCCCCACCTCCTGAATTATTAATAGCTTGGAACGGTGGTCTGTAATCGTAGAATTTAAATGCTACGTAGTCTGTTGTTTTACTAACTGGATACGCAGAAGGATATCGTATTGTGCCCTCGGCATCCGATATTGGAGCCAATGGTAACAGAGTTTCTTTGGCAATACTTGAATTTTTTCCTCTACCTTTAAGTCCGAATGCCATTACGTTACCATCTCCTTATCTGATTGTTTACCATAACCTTTGATGATTCGTGTTGCTTTGATACGATCATTGTATTTCGTTTCAGTCTCTTCCCACACATATTCTTTATCGTATGGTAGTTTACCTGAACCTTTAGTCATGATGAAGTCTTCAACTGGTAAGAAGATGGAAGTTTCCCACTCATCTATTGCAAGATCTAGGAATTTACTTTCGCAGTGATTATAAAGATATTTATGCACTAATGTGCGAGGCATATCAATCAGACCTTTTTCTAATTTTTGTACGATCTTTACTCTTCTCTTTGGTTTGATATAATGTAGGTTAGCACCATAGAATCCTTCAACATCTTGCTTGATAACATAGACAAGAGGAAACTTGTCATAGTATGGCAACCACTTTGACTTTGCTTTGTATTCAAAGAAGTATAGGTGACCCTCTCTTACTTTCAAGCGTAGTAGATTCTCATCCTGCACCTGGTCACGGGCATCTCTTTTCTCTTGACGCAACAGTTTAGTTGGTGTTGCTTCATAGGTTGCAGCTAGTTGTTTTACCTTACCTTTGTACCAACCAAGAGACTTCTTGTCTCCTCCTGTAGCATCACTGACTTTCTCGAAGATGGTAGTGTACTTATTGTTAGTGTTTCCAAATCCTTTAGCGTTTTTTCTTGCCATTGTTCTTTATCCCTAGGTGATCTTCGTTGAGGATTACAAATGACATTTGCCTGTCCTCACAGAAGTCCTCCGCCGCGTCCCATTTAGCGCGATTCTTTATGTAAGTTAGAACTTCTCTTTTCCAGGCAGCTGTTTTGCGTTTCGGTTTTTCATTAGGTTTTTGTGTTTGTTTCTTTGGTTTCACTTCAATGATGTACTTCTTTGCCTGCCCAGTACGTGACTTGACTTTGATGTAGAAGTCTGGATAGTATCTATGAACTCTCCCATCAGTAGGGCAACGGTAAGGAATAATTACTTCCTCACTACCCCACTCAATGATACTGTTATTATGATCACAGAAGTCCATGAACTTACGCTCCCACAAACTGCGATAAATAATATTAGTGGGATTACCCTTATACTTCCGTGGGTAGGCTGGTTTATATTTTCCAGAATAAGGCATAATGTTTCCGCACACCTTCCGTAACTATTTAGATGGCTAAATCTATTTCATCATTTGTTAATGCTATGAATGCCAATGGTGGCATGTCATTAACCACTGGTTATAACATTGGTTGGTTCTTACCTACAGACCTCAAGGGCGAGATGGACTCAAAATTTTCTGGTTGGGAAAAACCTGAAAGTCCAATTAATATGATGGTTGAGGAAGCACAGCTACCTAACGTTCAGTCTGCTACGGGACAACTGCAAGGTAGATACCTTGGCGAGAGTCAGATTCAATATCCCTATGCAAAAATGTATAGTGATGTTTCTTTTACGTGGATGTGTGATGCTAACCTGACGCCATTAAAGTTTTTTCATTACTGGTATAACTACATGTATAGTGGTAATAAATCAGGAACACTTAACGAGGTAGGAAGAAATTTTGCTGGTAAAAGTTTTAATAGTATAAGAAGTGAAGGAGCGGAAACAAGACCTATAAATCGTGAAGTAAGAATGAGATATCCAGAAACATATCTTGCTAAATGTATTGTTATTAAGACTGAACCTGGTGCTGCTACTGTTGATGATAGAGCATCAATGGCATTTGTTTTGGAAGACATTTTTCCTTACTCTATTGATAGTGTACCGTTGTCATATGGAACATCACAGCTCACCAAGGTCAGTGTTAACTTCCACTATGCTAAACACACTGTCATATCTAATGACATCTCAAAGTATGGTACTGGAGGAGACTTCAAGAAATTAATTGATGATATCAAAAAGACATTTGGTATTGGAAATTGACTTTTTGGTTACAAGAATTCCGAAAAAAAATCCCCACCAAAAATTGACTCAAAAAGTCGAGCTAAATAAATATACGAATTGAATTTACATATCAATGGCATTACCAAAACTTGGAGTACCGCAGTATGAACTGTCGATGCCTTCTACTGGAAAGACGGTAAAGTATAGACCATTTCTGGTAAAAGAAGAAAAGGTTTTACTATTAGCAATGGAATCGCAAGAAGAAAAGCAAGTTATTGATGCTGTTAAAAATGTATTGAAGTCTTGTGTTATTTCTAGAATTAAAGTAGATCAACTACCATCATTTGATCTAGAATATTTGTTTCTTAAGATTCGTGCAGCTGCTATCGGTGAAGTTATTGAAATGACGGTGACTTGTACTGATGATGGTTCGACAAGTGCGACTGCTACTATCAATATTGATGATGTAAAAGTTATCAAAGAAGAAGGGCATGATAGAAAGATTATGTTGACTGATACCACTGGTATCCTGATGAAGTATCCTAGTATGGATAGATTTATTGAATCTCAATTCCTGAACAAAGGTATTGATGCCGATCATATCTTTAGCTTCATTGCAGAACATATCGAACAGATCTTTGATGAAGAAGAGGTATACGATTCTTCTACTACTAGTAAGAAAGAGTTTCGTGAGTTTGTGGAGTCATTGACTAGCAAACAGTTTGAATTAATCCAAAAGTTTTATGAGACTATGCCTAGACTTTCTCATACGTTTACGGTAGTCAACCCAAACACAGGTAATGAGTGTGAGTATACTATTGAGGGATTGCAAAGTTTTTTCGCATAGCACTCTTCCAAAACAATTTGGAGGGGTATTACAAAACTAACTTTGCTTTAATGCAGTACCATAAATACAGCTTGACAGAGATTGAAAACATGATGCCTTGGGAACGTGAAGTATACACGTCCCTCTTGATTCAGCACATCGAACAAGAGAAACAGAAACAAGAGGCAGCTAGATCCGCATAATGATTTTCAACACCCCAGCACCAGAAGATATCGTAAGATGGCATAGGAAAGGTGTGCCTGGTGGTGGTCAGAAAGATCGTATCTTCAATAGATTAAAAGCGAAACTAACTGGCGGCACGGATGATAGTGGCACCAGTTACTTTTCTATGTTGGAGAAGAAACTCTCTGACAAAGATGCTGATATAATTATCAAGAACATGAAGACGGATATCGATGGATATCCTATGTTCGAGACTGGTAGTACCAGCGGTGAAGATCAGAGAAGATATCAAGAATGGATTGTAGAAAGGTATCTAAAAACAAATTTTACAGAAGGATTTACTGATACAACTGTTGCTGAAGAAAAGAAAGAAGAGGTAGCAGAAGAAGAAGCAGAAGAGATTGTAGAGAAAGCAGAAGAAGAAGTAAAAGAAAACATTGATGAAGCAGTTAAGGTAGTAGATGAAGTAGTAGTAGACAAACCTGTTGTTGAAGAAACTGCACCAGATCTATCAGATATTGTAGACTTATTGCCACCAGGTATGCTTGACGCTGTTAATCAGCAGACAGGTCAGAATTATGAGAAGACACCAAAGGAAAAGAAGCAGAAAGTAGAAGCAATATCTAATGCAAAGATACTCAAGACTCTGACTTCATCTTTAGAGAAGATTCAGGGACAGCTGTCTTCAATTGATAATGAATTGAAGAAACAGAATGAATTGTTTGGTGCTGCTGTTGGTACTACAGTTAGTAATCTCAATCAGATTGAAACAACATATGATTCATTGAACGATAGGTTTGATGATATCTTGAATGCGATGCAATCGCAAAATGA